GCATCCGTCGTGATGCGGCTCAGCAATGCGAAAACCGTACAGTCCGATACCGCGCCGTGCCAGCGCCGAGCGCGCCAGGGCCGTCATCTTGCCCAGGTACTTGTTAGCTGTGCGCGGATCTGAGCCGTCATATTTCGGATTGGGCTTGCCGCTGTGTAGCGTCGCGTGAAAGCGAGACGGGCAAGACCACGTGAGGAACAGGCCTTCGTCCTTGCACTCGCGCGCAATGGTCTCAAAGCCGTTGATGCGCAGCATGAGCTCACCGCGCCGAATAGTTTTATTGGCGGTGGTCTTCTCGGCCAGTTCCGCGATGCTGAATTCCTGGCCAGCCTCGTTGCGCACCATCGTCGCTTCCAGGGCGGCCGCATTTCGCTTGTTCTGCGCCAGGCGCGACAGCACCGCATCGTTGCTGGCATAGGGTTCGCCGTGGTAGTGGACATAACCCAACCGGATATTGCCGCCTTCGAAGGCACGGCCAACCACCTTGCGTAGTTGACGGCGCCACCAGCGTGGGTCCACTACCCGCGCGATGATGGCGCGCAGGTCATCGTCGTCCACCTCTGGCACGTCAATGCCGTAATCGCTGCATTCCTGCTCGATGATGTCGCGGGCGTGCGTGTCGGAAATCGCCTTCCATAGCATCTTCTTGACGTTCTCGGCGGCCTTCTCGGCGGTGGCGCAGATTTCAGCATCATCCTGCGACAGATCGATTCCGGCCGGCACGTAGTGCGCGGCAAAGTCACGCACGAAATCGAGGGCGACCGGCTCGAAGATCCGGCGCCAGTGCCATACCGACATGAGCTCAAGCGCTTGACTGACAACACGGCCACGCCACTTCAGTGGGATGCGTTCCAGTTCGCTGGCGAACTGAGGCGAATCGAGAAAAGCCTTGTGCTGGCGTCGCGTCTTCGCATCGACTTCTCTATACTGCATTGAGGGCTCTTTCATAAGTCGTGATCGCACGCAGCACCGCATGGCGCATGGCCAGGCGTTCGGCTTCGGTAAAGGAGTGAATGGGGGATTCCCAGCGGTCCGGCGAGAGTCCCGCCAGTGCCAAGATGTGCCGACGCACTGGCTTGGCAGTGGCTGCCCAGGAATAGGCGACGCCGATCTGATGGTTAGGCTGTTTGCGCGTGCGCAGCAGCATCATGGCCTTTTCCAGCTCCGCTTTTGCCGCCTCATCACCCGGTGGTGTTGGCACTTGGGCCGCACGCTCGCGCAGCAGATCCGTGACGGGGCGGAAGGACGCATGATCCTTGATACGGGCGCAGCGCATGATCAGCCTTTCACCCAGCCCAGAGCCGACAGCACAGCCGGCGCCAGCAGCAGCAAGCCGGCAACGAAGTAACTCAGCACGCTACGCATCACCATTCCCCGAGCAGGCCATCAATGCGCTGCAGGCGCGCAGCGAGCCGGTTCGAAATGACATTCTTGCCTTCCCAAATGACGTTCCAGCGCACCTCGTCGATGAGCGCGGCCTTGTGCATTAGCATGCGCTGCGCGCAGCGGAATTCCTTAAGATCCTCATCCATTCGGATCCTGCTCAAGGTGAGTGCGTTGATGGCTTTTTGCTGATCGGTAATCGTGGCCATGTTTTTTTAGGGTGAGCGAATCCCGCGTGCGCCGAACGGCGCACGGCAGACAGTGATTTATCGGGAGTGGGGCGGCCGTTTAGACGGTCGCGAGGTCTAGCGTCATCTGGTTCTTGGCAGCCAGAAATGCGCGTGAGGAAATAGGAATGCGCACTTCCGGATTCGGCATTGCCGACATCGACACAGTGCGAGAGACCTCAAGTGTGGCGACGAAGGTATGGCCGCATTCGACGTTCTGGCACTGGTACGTTATTTCTTTCATCATCGACGACATGGTGCGGCTTTTAGCCGCTCTCACACGATTTTGACAGTGTGGGCATGGGATGCTGATTACGCGCATGGCTTCTTCCCCTCAACGGCATAAAGCACTCTCGCCTTGCCGGTAACACGCTTTGCGCCTTCACGAACCGCAGCTGACAAAACGAACTCGGCGGCGTCTTCGATTGTCTCGAATCCCTCGCACACCATCAGTCTTTTCAGTGCCTCAACGAGTTCAGGGCTTGTCAGCGTGAGTTCGATATCAGGCATTTTGAGGCACTAAAAAGTGGCTCTTGAGCGCCTTGGTTTGCATGTTTTGATTGATTACTATGGGCACATCACGAGCAACAACGAACTCAACGGCCATATGCAGCATCATGTCGTGGGCCAAGGTCGCCAAGTTTTCGCCCTGCAGTTGTGCGAGCGACTTCATGAAAGCGTAGTTGTCGGCGTTGCAGCGGATCACGATTCTATGATCGCGGATGTGTCGCGGATCGTCGTACATAGGTTCCCCCTTGGTCAGGCGGTTGCGGATTGGTGTTCTTTTTCGTAGGCCTGAATACCTTTCAGCACCATGAGCCGGAGAAAGGACGAGCGAGTTCGATGGTCTTGAACCGCATAGGCCGAGACTTTTTCCGCCTCGCGAGAATCCAGGCGGGTGGTCATAACCACCGATGTGACATCCCTTGTAGCCGTAATATCAGTTTCATTTCTCTGGTGCAACGAAATGGCGGATGTAGACATAGAGTAAAATTTGTAAACGTCACTTAGCAATGACGGAAATATAGTATTTAAAAACATACCCGTCAAGAGTTTTCTAATATGGAATTAAATACATTTGGCGAGCGATTAAAGAGCGAGCGCAATAGGCTTGGCCTGTCGCAAGAAGCATTCGCTGCAGTCGGGGGCGTCAAAAAATTGGCCCAAATTTCTTACGAACAAGGGAAAACACTTCCTGACATCGGTTTCATGGTGGCGGTGTCAAAGATCGGTGTTGATGTGACTTACGTCATGTTTGGAGTGCCTACTCCTGGAGCTTTGTCGGCTGAGGAAGATCAGTTATTGAGTGGTTTTCGAAAGCTTGATCTTATGGGGAAGGTACGAGTGCTAGGTGTCATCGAAGGTGCAGTTCCTCATGAAAAACCTAAGTCTCGACATACGGTTTCAATCGGCGGCAGTGTAGGCCATCAGGTCAACGGGGATGTCTACGGCACAGTCAACAATGGGGATATTCCCAGCAAGGTGAAAGCCCCTCGCGAGAAGACCGAAAAGAAAAAATAGAAGGTGTGCAGTTCAGCATCGGTTGGATTGCGCTCTTACTTGTTTTTTTTGCGTAACAGGTAGCCGATGTTTAAGCGTTATTGGCAGGGAAGTAATGGAGCACAAATTACATATTGCAGGGGATGTCACCCATCTGGTTAATGGTAACGTTCACGAGGCGCCGCAACTGAGTAGCGTGGTCACTCTTAATGTGTTGGGTGATAACAGGAAGGTAGAAACTCTTACGCAACTTCAGCGCCGCACCATCGCCGATTTAATCGATCAACTTTGCGCGAAGACAGGTGAGGAACGTTTAGCGCTGTACCGCATTATCCTGACGGATTTCGGTGCGACCAAAATGAAGTTCATGCCGCGCGAAAAGTACCCCCAGGTGAAAGCTCAAATCAATCAGTGGCTCGCCGAGGCTAAACAAGGTGATGAAGCCTCGGAAAAGGACCCAACGTCAATCCCCGAAAAAGAATCTAATAGCTCGCCACCAGAAGCGCCCGCATCTGTCGCCGTATCTCCATCCATCTGTTATACCTGTGTCGAGAAAGACATTGGGTACATGCGCTTACAGAGAAACACTCGCGGTCTATGGGTCTTGCTCATCCTCCTCGCTACGATATGTGGATGGTCACTCTACAAAATGCCTGCGCCGGTTGAGCCGGAGCAGGTTGCAGACAATACCTGCTATTTCGAAGGCAAGGCCTATTCGAGCGGTGGCACCATCAGAGTGGATGGCGGCCTGGTCAAGGAATGCATCTACGACGCAACAGCCAGCAGATCATTTTGGTCGAAGCCCCGATAGTCAATCGGAGTTGTTTTCCGCGATGATCTCGCGGACCTCCTTTATCTTCGCCCACTCCAATGAAGCCGCACGGGTCGCACTTTGCTTGGTGGCATAGGTCCGTTTCAGTGTTTTGGCATTGTCGGCCTTCCCTGACAGCTCGGTCCCCTTGTTATTTTTCTTCTTCGCTTTGTCGTGCCAATCCGCTTTCACGCCGGTAATGCCATCCTCTGGATCGTGATCAAGCTCACGCTCGGTATCTGCTTCCTCAGATTTGGTTTCGAACTCAATGCGCGTAGTAAAGCCGCTGCCGCTGATGGAATGCGTGACGGTCTTCGAAAGCCATTCCGTGGCATCGATATCTGCCTTGAACCCGGATACCACAACGGGTGATTGCGGCATGATGCTGGCATCGCCAAGGGCAAGCTGCATCTCGAAGATGGCCAAGCCACGTTCAATGCGCTGCCACTCGGCCACAGCGGCAGCGCGCGCATCGGTCTCATTCGCGAACGTGGCGCGCAAACGCTTGCTGTTGCCAGCCTGGCCAGCGACGACGCTGCGGCGCCGGCCATATTTCTCATCCATCCAGAAGGCGCGCACGCCGCTATAGGCATCCGATTCCGAGCTGTGATATCGGTGCTGGTCGCCCAGCGCACGCACCACCTTGACCACCGGCAGTGGCTTGCCGCTGGCGGTGCGGCTCTCGTTGATCGGCATGAATAGCAGCGTGTCATTCTTCACCGTAGCCACGGCATCATATTTCTTGCCCAGGCGGCGCAACAGCGCCGAATCGCTCTCATGTGTCTGGTCCAGGTGCTTGATGGCGATGCCACGCAGGCCGGCAGAGATACCTGACGCCAGACCATTGCCGGCGGCGATGGCATCGACCACGGCGCCAAGCGTAGTTTCATGGAAGCTGCGGTCCCGCTGCTGGCGAAACGCGTCAATCATGCTGGCCGACCTGGCGCGGATGGTGAGGCGGTCCGGCGCACCACTATGCTCCACCTCGGAGACCACGAACGCCCCTTTGTCCACCAGGGGCGAACCCTGCCAGCCGAGGGCAAAAGTTAGCTTCGCGCCCTTGGGCGGAATCTTCAGTTTGCCGTCAGTATCATCCAGCTCAATGTCCAACTGGTCAGCCTCGTCACCCCGGCACTCGCGCAGAGTGATGCTCATGAGCCTATCCGAGACCGGGCGGCTGATATCCTTGTCTTCGATGACGATGCGGAAAGCTGGCGCGGTGGTGCTCATTGCCCAATCCCACCGAACGTGCCGGCAATACCGCCGGCAGTGGTCTTGATGCCTTCGATGGCGCTGCCGACCACATCGCGCGCTTTGTCCGCGATGCTGTTCGTGATGCCGTCAATGTCGACCATGTTGCGCAGATCCGAGATATCCCCCAGGCCCAGCGACGACAGCACACTATCGTCGGTGCGCTTCAGCTTTATGGTGAATTCGATGCGCTTGGCATCGCCGTCGCCATCCAGCACCGTGCGTCCCTCTTCCATGCTCTCGATGACATAGGAACCATAGATGCGCCCGGTTCCCTGGATCAAAAACCAACTTTTGCCGGTGTCAGCCATCAGGCGCAAAGCATCCAGCGAGAACACACTACCGGTCAGCTCCGGTGCAATCCAGCCCGATAGCGTGATGATGTCATCGCCCTTTCCGGTGTACTGCAGGGCATCGCGCCGGCCCACGCGCGAATTACCGGCGAACTTCCATTGCGTCTGCCGCTGCAGTTCCTGATAGGCCAGCGTGGGCAAGCTAAAGACGAACATTCCCAAGACCATCATCATGATTTCTTCCTTAGTCCCAATCTGCGAGGTTGGAACGCTGGCGCGAGGCCTTCACGCGGTCGCGCCGGTCCAGCTCGGCGGCCACCGCGCGGGCGATGGCCTGTTCATCCATGCCAGGGGCCGGCTGGATGATGATCTGCACCGTGTCACCCTGGTGGACGACGGGCTGCATGCTGGCCTGACTGACCGGCGGACGGCTATCAAAGGCCATCGCGGGCATACTGCCCGCGCCAATGGCCACGGCGGCACCGGCGCTGGCCAGCTTGCCCGCCAGGCTGCTAACCGTAGATAGCGGCCCGTCCTGGCCACGATTCAAGCCCACTGCCAGGCCCTGCATGGTGTAGTCGCCCAGCTCGGCAAAGACACGGCTCGGACTATGGATATCGAGCTTTTCCTTGAACCAGCCAATAACGCTGGCACCGGCGCCCAGTACCGCATCCTTCACGGAACCTATGCCGCTGGTGATGCCATTGACCAAGCCGCGCAGGATCATGGCGCCGAACTCGGTGAATTTAGCCGGCAGCTCAATACCGAACCAGCTCAGCACGCCAGCAAACGTCTGGTAGAACAGGCCCACCGGCGACCAATTCAAAATCAGCGCGCCCACGCCGGCCAGGCCGCCCGCGAAGGCACTCCGCACTTCCTGCCACAGGTTGCCGAAGAAGCCGGCAATGGGTTCCCAATTGCGGTATAGCAGATAGACAGCGACGGCGATGGCGGTCACCGCGAGGCCAATGGGGTTCATCAGGAAGATCCGCCCCAGCCACATGAAGACTGTGCCAACGCCGCGCAGGATGGGCATGAGCAAACCGCCCTGCAGGCCGATCTTGGCGAACAGGACGTGCAACATGGCATAGGGACCGATGATCGAGGCCAGGGCCAGCATCAGCGGCCCCATCACCACCATGATGGCGGCGATGGCGGAGAAGCCCACGATCATGGCCTTGGCGGTGGCCGGATTACGCTCCATGAAACCAGTCAGCGCCTGGACGGCATTGGCGGCCATCTGCAGGCCTGAAGCGTAGAGCGGCAGAATCTTGGTGCCCAACTTCAGTTTCAAGTCAGCTACTTTGGACAGGGTTTCCAGTTCCTTGCCGCTGGCCGTGTCGCGGCCGAGCTTGTCGAGCTCGTCGATGTTGGCGGCACCCCGGTTCAATTTCTCGTTCTTGTGGATCTGCGCGCGCTGCTGGTACATGGTGGAAAAGAGCTGCGCGGCCGTGCGGTTCGAGAAAATGCCACCGATGGCATCGAGGATGCCTTTCTCGTCGGTGATGCCCTTGCTGGCCAGCTGCGGCAACAGCACTTTCTCCATCCATTCGAATTGGTTCTCTCGGAACAGGTCCGCGCCCTTGATGGCACCCGGGTTCAAAAACGAGACCTGACCGGCCTTGTCATGCTTGACCTTCGATTGATCGCCGATCAGGCCCAGGTCAGCCAGCATGCCGATAGAACGCTTGGTGGTCCGGCCCTGATAGAGGTTCTGATAGGCACTCATCATCGAGGTGCCGACCCGGTTACCGCCCATTTCCTGCACGAGAGATTCCATCTGATAATAAAAAGATTCATCCTTGAGGCCCTTGGCCGCGATACCGCCGGTCTTAATCAGGTTCAGCCACTCGCCGGGACCGACCCGGCCGCCGGTGGCGGTCAATACCTGCTGCACCATGTTGGCCTGTTTGGAGAACGTGCCGATGTCCTTGGTGCCGTTGCGCATTTCGATGACCTTCAGCATGTCCATGAACTTGCGCTCGTTCTCGGCGCCCTCAGCCTCCCCGTAGAAGGCGTGATTCCCGAATTTCATTTTGGCCATCATGGGCGCGACCATTTCGGCGTGGTGCGTGTCACCAAAGGCCGTGATGCCATCGCGCAGCAACTGCAGATTGTCGAGCTGGCTGGTGCCATAGGTCTTCATGTCGCGCGCGAACTTGATCGCCTCGGCCGTGGCTGCCGGTCCCAGGCCTAGCGCACGCACGCGACCGTTCTCGGTCTCATAGTGTTTCGCTTCCTTCAGACCGGCCAGCGCCGGTGCGCCCAGGGCGGCCCCGGTGGCCGTGGCACCAACACCGGCCGCTGCCAGGCCGCCGGCAGTGCTGCGCATCTTGTCCGCCCGCTGGCGGGCACTGGCCATGGCCTGCTGCTGGCGCTGGCTGGCGGCCAGCCTCTTCTGTTGGTCGGCCAGCTCGGCATTGGTGGCGGCGATACTGTTCTTGAGCCAGGTCTGTGCATTAGCCAGCTGGCGCGAACCGATGCCGGCATCGGCCAGGCGCTCGCGCAGCGCGCGATACTGCGTGCCTTGCCGCTCGCTAGCCTCCTGCAGGGACTTGACACTGCGCACGGCCGCATTGAATTCGCGCGTCATGGCACGGGTCGGGTTCTCGGTGCCCTTCATTCTGGCCGCCAGCTCGGCGACACGCTGCTTTGCGGTGGACAGTTCGACATTCGTCTTGCGCATGCCCTGGTGCAGCTCGCGCAGGCCATCGAGGTCTTTTTGTTGCTTGTTCAGCTCCCGCAGGCGGTCGCTGGTGTCCTTCAACGCCTTTCCGGTATCGCGGGCGCCGCCGGTGATCTTCTTCAGCGGGGCGGTGATTTTCTCCATCATGGAGAACACGACCTGCATTTTCAGTTCATTTGCCATCTATTCCGCCCCGCTGCGCACTCGGGCGCGCTCGCGCCACTTCATCAGGTCTGCTAGTTCCAAGTCATCCATCGCGGCCGGCGGCCAATGGAACACGGTCGCGATGTCCGCCATCGCGTCTTCTACTTCGACTGGGAGACCAAGGCGCGGTCCGCCTTCGGTGCCAAAAAAACGGAGACTTCCATGCCGCACTTGATCAGGTCGGCCGGGTCCATCGCGGCCACATCGAATTGCGTCAGGGGCGGTTCGCTGATACGCGGCAGCACCACCTGCAGTGCGCTCACGTTCATATTCATCAGATCCATCAGGCTGACGCCGCGCAGCGCCCCGGACTTGGGACGACGCAAGGTCAGCTCGGTGATTTGGGTATTACCGCGCATGAGCGGTTCGTCCAGTTCGATGACGGCGGTTTCAATTTTGATGGGGGTGGTAGTCATGGTGTTCCTTGTGAGAATGAAGAAGGTACAAGCCAGGCGGCACACTGCCGCCCAGCACTTACAGCCCGATGGCCTTGTTGATTGCGGCGCGGCGATCTTCACCGCCTACGATTTCGATGCCGTTCATGAAATCGAAGTCGAAGATCACTTCGCCGTCGATGGTGAGTTTGTAGGCACTCAGCGGCATGGTGAATTTCTGGGTCGTGTCGTCGGCCACCTTGGCAGTGCCCATATCGACCTCTTTGTAGCGGCCACGCACAACGATTTCGACCGCCTGGACGCGGGCGTCATCGTCGCTCTGATAGGCGCCTGCGAAACGCAACTGCACCGCGCCATGGATGGCGGCCGCATACTTCTTCAGCGATTCTTTCACCAGGCCGCCGGCCGTCCATTCGAGCTGCATCGCTTCCTGGCCGAAGTCAACCGACACGGGACCAGACATTCCGCCCGCGCGGTATTCCTCCATCTTGCGAGACAGCTTCGGCAAGGTCACTTCCGTGGCCTGGCCGGAATAATTGAACCCGTCTTCGAACAGGTTGAAATCCTTCAGTTTGTTGGGCATCCCCATTTTTCATACTCCTTTCAATAGATGCGAAAGGCGGCCGGTCAGACCGCCATTGCTTATGCGGAAACGCGGGCGCTGAAATCGGCCAGATACTGGTCGGTGATACGCTGTTGCAGCAGCAGGTTTTCCAGGGGCGGCACCGGCGTGTAGTTGTAGTCGATGGTCAGCTTGCCCGACTTCAGCGAGTCCACATCGTTGAACTCTTCATCGAACCAGGCTTCACCGTCGATGATGTAGCCGCTGGCGCGCAACTGTCGGAATTTGTTATTGATGCTGGCCAGGATGTCCCGGACCAGGGACGGATTAAGCGGCTTGTCGACGAATTCGAACATCGCCTCGGCGATGGTGTCACGCAGAACCTGCGCGGTCCGGGTGTAGCTCTCGAATGGGAAATAGCCGCCCTGTGCCTCGCAGGTACGGGAACCCCAAAAGCGGTAGCCGCTCATGTTGATCAGCGTGGTGACCTCTTTCGCGTTCAGAATGCCCGCATCGGTCGCCGGGTCCTGCAGGTCCCAGGAGACATCCTTGCTGATGCCGGTCGGACCATTGATGACCATATTGGAAATGGTCTTGTGCCATCCGATGGTCTCGTCCAGCTTGGCGCGCATGCCCAGCGCATAGCAGACTGCGGAGATACTGGAGTCCGCCTTTTGCTCCGAATCCCAGTCGAGGAACTCGGGCCAGATCAGCATCAATTCGCGCTGGCCAAACTGGCCACGGTAGTTCGTCGCCTCCACGGCGGTGGCACCGCGTGCATAGGCATAAACGAAAGCGCGCAGGGTCTGAGCGATGCTCACCAGCTCATTGGTCACCGCCTGGCTGTCTAGCCCGGGCGCGCCCAGGATGCGCGGCTTGAAACCGAACTTGCTCTGCGCAGCTAGCAATGCCTGGGCGCCGGTGTATTTACCGTCGCTTACGCCGCCGATCACGTTGTTGCTCAGTTCTGCCGGATCGTCGGACTCTTCCACGCGGACCACAATGGTCAGTGGCTTGGCCTGCTTGCCGATGGCCTTCAAGGTGCGCAGCAGCGTACCGGATTTGCCGGCCTTGCCTTGTGCAGCGATGACGTTGGTCAGTAGGACAGGGACATTCAGCGGGAAGGCGGTCGGATCCGCGTCGTCTGCCGTGGCGATCAAGCCAATGACGGCGGTCGAGATGGTGCGGATCGGTCGGCTACCCTCGTTGACCTCGACAACCCGTACGCCGTGGTGATAATCAGTTGCCATTGTTCATGCTCCTTTGGTTTCAGTGCGGCTTTCGCCGGATTTCAGATTCGGTACTGCAAGGTGCCGCTCATGGAGAAAGGCGCAAACTCAGCAATGCGAGCGCGGCCGACGATAGGGAGGGCAGCACCACGTCCAGCACTTGCCACTTGTCCCAGGTCCAGGGAAACCACCCATAGCCCCAGGACGCTGCCGGATCGGTGGCATGGCCGTGCAATTCCTCGACTTCCAGCTTTTTGCGCGACCAGTACCACACCACTACCGCAAGCACGCCGGCTGGGGCGCCGCATAGTAGTGCGACCGGTAGCTGGATCAGTAGACCTTCCAGACAGTGCGAAAGGCTCAGGCGCCAGCGGGCGCCCCCAAACCAGATAATGAGTTTTGCGAGCATGCTTAAGCCCCTGTGTATTGAACGAAGCACAGCGCGAAATACGGCGGCAAATTGCTGATGTCCGCGCCGCCGCCGGTATTGGCCGCACTGGCCGTAACTCCTGTTTTGCTACTGGTGGTGTGCTGCGGCGAGGTCGCACCGATCGTTTGCCCACCGCTGATGTTTTGGCCGCTCTGGTAGGAACCAGGGTTGTAAGTGGTCACGTCGTGATAGTGGCCAGGATCGTTGACCGTGATCGCGTGCGTGTGCGACGGCAACTGCGCAGCCGACAGCTTGTAAGAAGCTGCGCCGCCCGTCGCTCCAGCGGCATAGGCGCCGCCTGCGGCCACAATGAACCTGTCGGAGAGGTTCGACGTACCATTGGCGCCGGTGGCGAGATGCCAGCCCGCTCCCCATGCTGCAGCGACGGCCGCCTCTGTCGCTTGGCCCGACCACATACGCACCTCACCGAGGACCGGAGATATGCCGGCCACGTCACTGCGGCTGGCCAAGATGGCGGACGCCGGCAAGCCGCTCCATACCGCATCGGCCGGTGCAGCGGCGATTACATCCGCTGTGATGCCATATCGGTTGGTCGGCGCCATCTCCAGCAGCACAGTGCGCCAGGCGTTCGCGACAGGGCCGTTCGGATCGGTACTCAAATTAACGTACACCTCGGATACACCGGTGGTCACGCCACTGACATGCGTCTTATAGGTAGAGACGTATTGCATCGCGCGATCTACCGCCGATCCACGGACTGAAACGATGCTGATATCACCTTGCTTGACCGCAAATTCGATCACGACCACCGAAGCGCTGGAACCGTAGCCCAGGTGGAGCCGGAATAGCCACTGCGCCGAGCTGGCGCCTACCGGCACATTGGCCAGGCGCAGAATTGCAGTGGTGGCATTGATCGTCCCGGACAGCAGCGTTCTCCATGGCGCGCTATCGTCTAGGGCGGCCGCCACAAACTCAGTGGTCGCGAGCTGCTTGGACGCAGTACCGAGCGGCGCGGTATCTGCCTTTGGCGTGCCGGTGAAAGTCGGCGAGGCTAAAGGTGCCTTCTGCGCCAGCGCATTGGTCACCGTGGCGGAAAAATTGGCGTCGTTACCCATGGCGTCCGCCAGTTCCTTGAGGGTATCGAGTGCCGAGGGAGCATTCCCGACCAGGGATGCGATTTCACTGCGCACAAAGGCGGTCGTGGCCAGCTGGGTGTTATTGGTACCGGAAGCAGCCGTAGGCGCTTTTGGCGTGCCGGTAAAAGTCGGCGAAGCCAAATCGGCCTTGAGGGCCAAAGCCTTGACGGCGAACTCGGTCGTTGCCAACTGGGTGGTGCTAGTACCCGGCGCGGCTGTGGGCGCCTTCGGCACGCCAGTAAAAGTCGGCGATGCCAAGGGCGCCAAGTCAGGATGCTTGTGGTCCTTGGGAGCAGCATAGACGACGATGGCGTCATCCACGTACTTGCGCGTAGCCAGTACCACAGTGGGATCAATCTTCAGCTCAATGGCCGATGTGCTGGCCACCAGTAGAACGATGCGGATCTGTTGATCCTTGCCCGATCCAGACGCGAGCGCCGGTTTCAGGCTTGGCGGGCAATTCGCGACAATGATCAAGTCGCCGTCTTCATCGAAGACGCCAATCTCGCGCACCCACCAGCCGCCCACCTCGGCAGGCAGAACCTGTTCGATGATTAGCTGGCTGGGGTCATTCTCGTCGGGAAAGATCGTATTGATCAGTGCCCGGCGCTGTTCATTGACCAGGGCCTTTTGCTTGCGGCTGGGGATCGGGGTTTCCCCGTTGCCGTCGCCGACCGCCATATATTTGAGCTTCAGCGGTTCGCCCAGGGCAATCGCCTTGGCAATCTTGGCTTCGCCGATTTCAGTTGGAAGAGAGTAATAGTCGCTCATGGGTAGATGGTCATGACTTCAATGAGGTGGGCAGCGGTGCCGATGTGAATTCTTCCGGTGGATTCGACCTGGCCAGGAATCCAGGGGTAGACGGTAATGGCCTCACCCATCTGCACCAGGCCACCGATATAGATAGCGCCGCGCGATTCGAGGTGGATACGCAGGCCGGTCAGGTGGCGCGATAGCGGCTTGGCGTCGTCAATGAGCCGTTCCATCTCGGCAAACATCTCTTCGGTGATGCCCGTCTCCAGCACACCGACATCGAGCGCGAAGGTGCCACGGCGGCCAGGCGGGTCTGTCTGCCACCATTCGGTGATCTTGATCACGTAGCCCAGCGACTCGACCACGCCGCGAACAGCGGCGATAGTGCCCTTGTGCTGATGGATATAGCGGGATGCTTTGATGGTCTTGCGCTTGATTGCCTCGGACCAGCCATCGTCCCAGCGGTCCACAGAAAATGACCAGGCGAGGAAGGGCAGCAAGGCCACGGGACAGCGGTCCGGGTTCCAGAGGTCCCGAAGCGGCACCGGCGTCTTGGCCAGTTCTGCGCAGGCGCATGCAAGGGCACGTTCCAGCGCAGTGGTGTTCGGGGGCAAGGTGGGCACCGGGTTATACATCGTCGATCTCTTCCAGCACCTCGGCAGTGATCGTGATGGCGGTGCAGCGGGCGGCCTGCGTCCTGCCGCACAGGATGTCGGCCGCAGGCGATTTGATGAGCACGTTGCGCACTCCCTCGACCTTGAGCGCCGCCACGTAGGCATTCCGATAGACGCTGTAGCCAAGAGGGCGCGCGGGATTTGCCATGGCGGCAGCGTTCGCCCTTGCGGCGCTGATCGCAATAGGCGCCTCGGGGCGCTTCTCGACATACACGACCGCTTCCAACACGTAGTCGGTGACTTCCCCTTGCACCACCGATACAAGATCACCCAGCGGGCGCACATCCTCGGCCGACAGCGCGTCTTCTACCGCCTGCAGCACTTCGGGTGCTGCCTTCCAGTCAGCAGAGGTCGCCAAGACAGCCACCACTACCTCGCAGGGCGCCGGGCTGACGGCACGGGCATCAAGCACCCGACCATCGGCACTGCGCGCATGGAATTCGTAGGCATTGCGTGGACCGGCCGTGGACAGAGCGTCCGGTGCTTCCTGGATGCGCAGGCGGTATGCATCGTCGTCTTCGCGCACTTCCTCCACCGGAGGCGAGGCGTCCGGATCGGCCTCGATCAGCACCAGGCGCTTGACGTTGGTGTTTGCCCCGATCTGGTCAAGGTCGGCATCAATGGCGAAGGGGAGCATGACCGCCCGGGCGGCATCATTGACACGGTTGCGCAGCAGCAGCTCTTGATAGGCGTTCTCCTGCAGCAGCTTCGTGGCCGGCTCCGACTCAAGGGACAGCACTTTGGCGGCGGCTTCGCGCTGTTCCTGTGGCAGCAGCGCCAGCACGGCCGCCTTGCGATTGGCAAGGATGGTCTCGTAGTCCAGGGTCTCCAGCACCTGCGGCGCCGGCAACAGGGAAAGGTCGATAGGAGAGCTCATTGCATGGCCCCTTCGCGGACCTGCACCGAGAATTCGATTGCCCTTCCGTTGGTCACTGCCTGCAGCACGACCGAAATCGCCCCCGTTGCGTCACGGTTCAGATTGACCGCCGACAGGGAAATCCGCGGCTCCCACAGCGCCAGGCGATAGGCCACGGCAGCATAGATGCGCATGACGGTAACCCCATTCAGGGGCTGGTCGATCAATTCAGGGATTTCCGACCCATAGGCGCGCCGGTAGATGCGGGTGCCCAGGGGCGTCATGAGGATGTCGCGCACGGACTGGCGGATGTGATCCAGCAGTGACATGCTGCGGCCGGTAGATGCGTCCATGGCGATCATGGCACGGGCCCTCCCGACTGTTCATCGCCGCGCTTGACTTCACTATGGGCATGGCCACGCAAGCTGATAGGGCCGGCCGTCACATCGCCCGTGGCCGCTACGTCCCCATCGATGGTCATGGCAGCCCCACCGCCGCCGCCCTCTACCTTGGCGCCTTGCTTCAATGCGCTGAAGCCCTCCACCAGCAGATTGCCCTTGATGGTCACGTCGCCGGTGCAGGTAGTTTGTGGCGCATCGGCGGTCACGGTATCTGCCTTGACCAGCGCCGATCCACCCGCGGGCAGAATGGCCGACAGCGCATGCGTGCTGAAATCGTAGAGCACTACGGCGCCATCAGGGTAGTGAATGGAGCGAACCTTGATATTGGATTGAGGCGCCGGCGACTCGGCCGAGAACAGGCCGGCCAGGACTTTGCCCTGCGACAGATCGCCGTTCGGCGAAAAGACGATGACCTGCTCCCCGACGGAAGGCGGAGACCAGTGGACAACATCCCCGGCGCGCAGCGCGATCCATTGCAGCCAGGTGGTCAGCAGCGAAGGTGACAAGCGCACGCGCACCTTGTCCGCCTTGATCTCTGCGATCTTGCCGGTGCGGATCAAATTTGGGATGGTGCGAATGAGTTCAGAGAGGTCGGGCGTCATGCAATCCATGTTGCCGGATCGCGCGCGGGAAGGCACTTGGCGGTGGGTTGATATCCGCCTTATCGACTCTCAAAAAACAAATCAGCTTGTCTCTGCTGGTTGGTGGAAGCTTATGTGAATAAGCTAGTTACCAGGAATTTTTCTATGCATGCAACTATTTAATATTGTCGTTCGATGCAGCAGTGAGATCCGAGTATTCGGCTATGTACATTTCGACCTGGAGGCTCCTCGTTCTCATGTCTACAAGCAGTGCCCTCAGCGCTCTCATACTATCTCGGCACTGTTGGCGGTCTGTTGGAACTCCCATATTGAGGCTTACGGCCGACGCTAGCACAGCCGCGCATTCTCTATTTAATCGTTCCAGTTCAACTACTTGATTCACGAATTTTTTCTTCTGTTCCATTTCCATCCCGCCAGCTAAGTACAGTGGAGCAATTTGACAAATACTTTCCACTCAGCAGTTTATCGTAACGATAAGTCGCTTGTGAGATGTTCCAAGATGCTCCGGCGAAGCTCAACAATATCGCCTGCCGAAAAACCTAGCAGTGTCCGGACAGGGTATTTGTAATTCGGCCCACGCGGCGCTACCGCGTCGGATAACCCCTCATGATGCACGCGAGCAATGCGCGCCACCTTTCCAAAAAAGCCGACCGATGCCTGGTCCGCATCCGCCCGGATTTGCAGATAGGTATTCGTACGCAGCTTGCTGAACATAGCTGCTTTCTGCCGCTTGATCCGTCCGGATTTACTGCGTAGTTCCTTGCGATTCTTGCGCGCCGGATAGGGCGTGCCGTCCGGCGCCACTTGCTGCGCGATCAGGCGGGCGCGCTCGCGCCGCAAGTCGTTGGCAACCTTACGTACGAGCTGGCGCCGCTGTGCCGGCTGCAGCTTAGCAATGAGGGCGCCGGCCCATTCTTCCAGGCGTTGCAGATCATCACTCATGGCAACTTCGGCACATCCCACTCGGCCAGCAGGTTATCTCCCTGGTAGAGGCGCCAGAAATCATCAGGAAAAGGTGGAGTGAGCTGCGGCTCGGCCACATGAGCGATTTCCAGGCGGCCACCGTCGTGTCGCTTCACGATTGTGCGCTCGGTGAGCGCCAGCTTGATGGACAAGTCCAGAGATGTGGCGCTGTTCATGTCCACCTCGAAACGTATCGCCTTTTTGGCATTCTCAGGATTGGCGAAGGCCTCGCGCTGATGAACCCGCATCCAGGCCAGCAGCGGCACGAACACCAGATCCAGGTCCAGCCCGATATCGGTCAAGATCAGGTTCAGCACATAGTCATACTCGAAGGAAAGACCCGCCGTGCCGGTGGCGCGCGATCCGCCCTCGTCGATGAAGATGTGTAGCTTGTCCGGATTCTGCGCCAGATCCTTAATGGCTTTGCGCAGATAGTCTCGGAGATTGTTGGGCTTGTACATTCAGTTTCTCGCGCAAGGCGTTGTAGGCGTCGATCAAGGCATTGCTTTGTCGGATGGCGTCATCACCTTCGCTGGCGATGTTGTCAAGAAATTCTGCTGCCGCTGGCGTAAGTTCGGCTCGCGCTTCTTGGCCAGGTCGGCCGGCAGTGCCGGTATCTGCGCAACCGGGCCCGGTGGGCACTGAAGCGATGACGGGGACTGACAGCCGGATAGCGCCACTGCGCACACCAGCAATAAAGGTGTCTTTCTCATTGCGTGCAGCATCCCTTTCATTGGTGAGTCTGTCGGTGATGGCCTGGATGGCGTCGCGTGCGTTGCGCTCGGCCTGCAGCACCTGTTGCGTACGCTCGGCCCGGGCATCAGCGGCAGCCTGATTGGCGTTGGCAATGCCGGCTTTCAGGTTGTCGATATCCGCATTCTTTCGCCAGCCCTGAATCGTCCACGCCGCGGCAAAGGCCACGGCAAGAAAACTGGTGCCGAGCAAGACGCGCAGGCGCGTGCGCCATTTTTCCGTGAGCGTCATGCCAGCACCCCGCCAGCTTCCACGAAGGCAAGGTGCAGTTCCTCGCTGGTCTTCAGGGTGGGCAGCACTATGGCCTCACCGCCTTCCCGAATGAATGCCTTTTCCAGATCGATATAGCGGTGCTCGAATTGGCCATAGCCAGCGCCCGGCAA